TAAGGCTCGGAGCCTACCATTGGAAAGAGTCTCGTAAGGGGCTCCACTCTGGTAGGTTCCAGCCCTCCATAATAGTCTAATATTTCTGAACAAGACTAGGAGCTTAACATTATAGTGTAGTCCCCTAATGGGTTCCACTCTGGTAGGTTCCAGCCTTATTGGTTGTGGCTCCGGGCAACATTTTCCAAGCCGAAGTTCTGTTGAAGAGCGTGTTGCGTACTGGTACAGGCAACAACGACGTTAACCCAATCAAGTCTATCGGCTTGCTTGACGAAGGCGCCGCTGTATTGTCACGTTTGACCAGTTCGACAGCATGGTGGGTACAGACAGATGCTCCAGAAGGGATGAAACTCTTGATGCGTCGTAAACTTGAGAAGACCATGGAAGGCGATTTCGAAACCGACTCCATGCGCTACAAGGCTACTGAGCGTTACCAAGTTGGTTTCACTGACTGGCGCGCGATGTACGGTACACCCGGCGTGTAAGCAACAGGGGGTTGGGATAAAACCCAGCCCCTTTTTTTAAAATTTAATTTGTCAAACTTTTCAAGGAGCAGACAAAATGCCTCAATATTCTGATGACCTATTCTTAGGCCCAGCACAGACCTTTATGGGTACTGGTCTTAACCAGTCCGAATCTGTTTTTGCTGGTTCTGTAACAACCACAACTCTGAACGTCACATCGATGTTGTCAGGTGATCCAATTCAATTGGGTCAATATGTAAGCGGCACTGGTATCACTACCGGCTCTTACATCACCGCTTTCGGAACAGGCTCCGGCGGTACAGGTACTTACACCGTCAGCGCATCTTCAAGCGCAACTGGTGCAATCACAATCTATGCGTCTGGTGATGCCTATTTAGGCGACCCTGCACCTATGGATTTGGGTGTTGGCCCATTGGGTCGTGTTTATATTTGGGACTGCATCCCACAGGCTTTGCAAACTGCAAACATTGCCGCATCGCAAACTGCCTCAGCCGCAGGCGCTGTAGTGTTGACGGCAGGTACATCTGCTAAGACTGTGATCAACGCATCTGGTGTATCAGTGATTCAATTGAACACACCACGCGCATTGCAGATCAACACATCTACCACTGCTCGCTCTATCACCATCAGCGGATACGATTATTTTGGTCAAGCAATGACCGAGACAATCACTGTTGCAACTGCTGGTACAGCAAAGTCAGGTAAAAAAGCGTTCTATCAAGTCGCAAGCGCAACCATCAACGGTTCTGCAACTGCTGTGACTATCGGTACAACCGATATTCTCGGTTTGCCAGTCCGCGCGATTGACGCTGGCTACGTGGTTAAGGTGGGTTGGAACAACACATTGGCTCAAGATGCAGGTACTTTTGTTGCCGCAGATATGACCACTCCAGCAACTGCAACTACTGGTGACGTTCGCGGTACATACACTCCATCATCGGCTTCAGACGGTACTAAGCGTTTGGTTATGACTATTGCTATTCCAGCAATTGGTTGCGGCCCTAACGCTACCCGCGTTGGCGCTCTTGGTGTAACCCAAGCCTAATAGGAGACCGACATGGGACAATTCAAACCAATGATCAAGATGGAAACAACTGAGCCATCTGTTGAGTTAAAACTCAAGAAAGGCGGACACGCCACTCATAAAGCCATGAAAAAAGGTGGCAAAGCAGAATCTGGTCATAAAAAGATGGCTATGGGCGGGGCTTTAGAGGCTTTGTCAGGCACTCCTGCATTGATCGGTCGTCCTGCTGTTAACGCCCCTGTTCAAGCCCCCGGCAAGCCTTCTATGATGGCTCGTCGTAGGGCCATGATGGCGGCTCCTGCTCCTGTAATGGGCGGCCGTATGAAAAAAGGCGGCAAGGCTGAGATGGAATCAAAGGCCGACGAGCGCAAAGAAGAAAAGATGGATTTGGCTAAAGACAAAGCCATGATCAAGAAAGCCTTCAAGCAACACGATATGCAAGAGCATAAAGGCGACAAAGGCACGTCTTTGAAGTTGAAAAAAGGCGGAAAGATGAAATTCGCTACTGGCGGATCTATTCCTTCTGAGTCACGCTCTGGCAACTATGACGTTTCTGAAGTTGATACAGCAAGACCTGATCATTCACCAGCAAAAACTGGCGATGTCAAAAATGGTAATGGCGGTGGTTTCAAGCGCGGTGGTCATACTAAAAAGATGGCTACTGGCGGTGTTGCCAAATCTAATGCCGGCGGTTACGCAACTGGTGGATCTATTCCTGAAGAAGAGTCATCTGGAAACTATGACACAACTAAGGTTTATCAGGCCAGCAAGAAGAATCCTCCTGTAGGTACTGGTGGCGTTAAAGATGGCAACGGCGGCGGTTATAAGCGCGGTGGCCACACAAAACGCATGAAAAATGGTGGCGACGCATTGGGTGCAAAACTTGATCGTTTTGAAACCAAGACCACTATTGAAAATGACCAAGGCCCTTACGACAAAACCATGATGCATGGAGGTGCGCGTTCAAAAAAGCATTTCGCCACGGGGGGAAGTGTTAATAACACTGGCCGCGCCGTGGCAATGCCTCAAGGTAGTAAGAAGGCTCCGACGCCTGTGATGATCTCTCAATTGTCTGGCACATACCGTAACGGTGGCAAGGTAACGCGCCCCGAGGCGGCTTTGTTAAAAGCCAACAAGGAAGAGAACTCCGCAAGCATGAAGGCGGCAAAGAAGTATTCGGTGGATCCTGATCCAATGATTTTCCCTGCCAGCAGAATGAAACGCGGTGGTCGTTGTTAAAAATAAGGTGGGGGCTAACGCCCCCGCTTTTAATTGGAGATAAATATGGCAATTACTGCTACATCACAAACATTATTTGATGGCGAGCGCAAGGCCATCATGAAGTTTTACTTTACAACCACTGACACGACTGGTGAAACCAACGTAGTCAAGGTTAACCCTGCCGCCTTGAACCCATCAAATGCTGGTGGTGCTTGTAATGGCGTGACAATTACAAAGATTTCTGCATTGACACATGGACTTGAAGTGCAGATGTCTTGGGATGCAACCACTCCTGTAGTGATTGAAACTATTCCACAAAACACTCAGTACACACAAGATTACGAAAATATTGGTGGACTGACAAATAACTCTGGAACAGGTAAGACGGGAAAGATTTTATTTACGACTCTTGATCAGTCTGCTGGGGATGCTTATACCGTCACTCTTGAGATGGTCAAGCATTACGTCAATCCTTTTGACACTCTGTAATCATGCCTAGCAAATCCAAAGCCCAACACAACTTGATGGAGGCTGTGGCCCACAGCCCTGCCTTCGCCAAAAAAGTAGGTATCCCAACTAAAGTAGGAAAGGATTTTGCAAATGCAGATAAAAAACAAGGTTTTAAATCTGGTGGCCTCTATGAAAACATTCATAGAAAGCAAGAAAGAATCGCTGAAGGCTCTGGTGAACATATGCGTAAGCCGGGTTCAAAAGGCGCTCCAACTGCTGAGGCTTTTCGTCAGTCGGCTAAGACCGCAAAAATAAAAGAAGGCGGCCCTAGTTTGGCTGTTGGTCGTGGTGAAAAACTTCCAACAAAACAGGGCGCAGGGCTTACACAAAAAGGTCGCGAGAAGTACAATAGAGAGACTGGAAGTCACTTAAAAGCACCACAACCACAAGGCGGATCACGTAAAGATTCATTTTGTGCGCGGATGTCTGGCGTTGTAGAACACTCAAAAGGAGATGCACCAAGGGCAAAAGCATCATTAAAGCGCTGGAATTGCCCCGGGTGGTAAATGTATGGCTTATTCAGGATCAGTTGGCAATACAGTCATCAGCATTCAAACTCTGATTGACCATGGCGCACGTCGATGCGGCAAACTCGCTGAAGAGTTGACAGACGAAGAAGTCCTGTCCGCTAGACAGTCCCTGTTCTTTTTCCTGACAAGCCTTTCCAATATCGGTATCAACTATTGGGCCATCAACAAATTGGTTGTTGGTCTGAATGCCGACAACTATCAATACTTTTTGCCTGCGGGTACGATTGATGTGCTGAATGTGCTTTATCGCACAATGACTCAGCCCTCTGGCGCTTACACATCTTCTGCGGGAGGGGTAACAGCCAATGTCTATGATGACAATCCTCAAACGTATTGCGTCCAGTCTTCCACGAATGGAAACATTGCGGTCAATTACGGCCCGACTAACCCCGTATATATTGGTTCTATTGGTGTTCTGCCTTATATCGCTGGCGGTGGAAGTGCTGTCTGGAATTATGTATTCGAGTATTCGTATGACAATACCACGTGGACTACCCTCTACACAGCAACTAATCAGACCGTTACAGACAATACTTGGGTATGGCAGGACATTAACCCCGGCGCTAATGTCCCATACTACAGAATGCGCGCTACCGGCGGCACGACTTTGTCCTTGCGCGAACTCTATTTCGGAACAAATTCGCGCGAACTGCAAATGTCTCGCTTAAACCGCGACGACTACACAAACCTACCCAACAAACAATTCACGGCGAACCAGCCGTTCCAGTATTACTTCGAGCGCACCATTCCTCAGCCAAACGTCGTGTTGTGGCCTACGCCTTCCAACACTTTTGTGCAGATGACTGTGTGGTACTCGCGTCAAGTCATGGACATCACGTCCTTGAGTCAAGAATTAGAAGTCCCACAACGCTGGTATGAGGCTGTGGTGATGAATCTGGCTCACCGGATGAGCCTTGAGTTGCCTCAAGTTGACCTTGCTCGTATCCAGTACCTTGAAAAGATGGCCATGCAGTACCTAAATGAGGCCGAGCAAGAAGAGCGCGACAAGTCACCAATTTATTGGGCGCCGAATATCTCGGTGTACACAAGATAATGCCAGTCTGGCTCGATACTCACGGTTTATCGTCTCTGGCGATAGCCGTCTGCGACCGTTGCAAGATGAAAAGAGCATTTGTAACCCTCGGCCCAGACCCAAATTTTCCCGGATTACGGGTATGCGACCAAGGTTGCAGGGATAACTTTGACCCTTACCGTTTGCCTGCTCGTCAAACTGAGCGTATCAATCTTCGGTTCCCGCGTCCTGATGTGAGTGTTGCCGCTAATGACAACTTCCTGATGACCGGTAGCCAGTCCATGGACGGATCAAGTCAGTTCCAGATTTCAACGGAAAATAATACTCAGACCCCGTCAAATACTGGAAACAAAGACACGATTGCTCCTAACCCTCCAGATAATACGAGTACATAATGTCAGCACAAGTCTCCATTACCCAATTACCAGCCGCCGGCACTATCACAGGTGCTGAGGCGGTTCCAATCGTCCAAAACGGGGTCACAGTACGCACGACTACGGCCGCTATTGCCGGCTCGCCAAGTCAAACCCAGACCTTTTTGACGGTCAATCAAGAGCCAACCCTGCCAAACAGCCGCTATGTCGGTGTGACAAACGGTTTATCCATCACCGACGCAGGCGCTCAGGGCCTCTTTAATATTACAACCACAGGCGCTTTGCTGTCTTTGGTGAACTCAGGTACTGGCTTTCAGGTAAAAACGTCTTCTACGGCCATTACAGGCCGCTCTATCGCGGTTGCAAACGCTGGTTTATCCATTTCTAATGGAGATGGTATTGCTGGCAACCCAACAATTACACTTGCTGGCCAAGTTGCCAACTTTGCCAACGCTAGTTTCAACAGTTTTGTTGTTTTAAAGAGCGACGGATCGGTAACTTCAACCACTTTGGTCGGTACAAGCAACCAAATCAACATTGCAAACCCAACTGGAATTGGAAATCCTACATTTACCATTGCTGATAACGCAATATTGCCCGGCACTGGGTCTGTAACCGTTCCAAAAGGCACAACAAGCCAGCAACCTTCAGTCCCGCAAATAGGTATGTTCCGTTATGACACCACTTTAGGTGGTTTCTACGGCTATTCTGGCGGCTCTTGGAGGCAGTTTTCGCTGTCTGGTGGTGTTACCGAGATTGATACAGGCACTGGCCTTACTGGCGGCCCTATTTTTGGTATTGGCACGATTTCAATTGCCAATACAGCAGTCACCGCAGGAACTTACGGCAACTCTACCAACGTCGCCCAGTTCACCGTCAACGGCCAAGGTCAACTGACTTTTGCCGGGAACGTCGCCATCAGCGCATCATCCATCGGTGCGGTGACCTCTGTTTTGGGTACGGCCAATGAGATTACAGCAACTGGAACAACTGTTGTCACTTTGTCCTTGCCGACTGCTTTGACCTTTACCGGCAAAACCGTTACCGGTGGCACATTCACTGGCACAACCGTAACCGGCGCAACTCAGACCGGCGGAACAATCAACAACACGCCTATTGGCGGAACAACTGCCAGCAGTGGTGCATTTACTACCCTGACGGCATCCTCCAGTGCCAGCGTTGCCGGTGATACTGTTGCGACCCTGACTGCGGCACAGACATTGACCAACAAGTCAATGAGCGGTTCTAGCAACACTTTTACAAACATCCCTAACTCAGCGTTGACAAACAACTCAATCACGCTGGGAACGACCACAATTGCCCTTGGTGGCACGTCTTTGACGCCTGCTGGTTTGACTTCTGTCACTGTGACGCAAGACCCTACACAAGCCTTGCAATTGACCACAAAGCAATACGTTGATGCTGTTGCATCTAACGTAAACTATCACGCCGCTTGTAACTATGCGACTACGGCTGACTTAGGTTCTGTAACATACAACAACGGTTCATCAGGTGTTGGTGCGACGATTACCAAAACATCGCCTTTTGCAACCCTATCTATTGACGGTGGTAGCCCAACCGTTGGCCAGCGTATCCTTGTTAAAAACGAGACTAGCGGCCAATACAACGGTATTTATACGGTAACCAGCGTTGGTTCTGGTTCAACTGCATGGGTTTTAACTCGTGCAACTGACTACGATCAAACAGGTACTGGGGCTAACGAAATTGCACCGGGCGATACCACATATATTGTCAGCGGTACGATTAACGCCTCTACACAGTGGGTGCAAACCACTGATTTGCCTATTGTTATTGGTACAACTCCAATAAATTTTGTGCAGATTGGTGGCCCCGGTGCTTACACCGCTGGTACAGGACTTACCTTAACCGGTACACAGTTCAGCATTACCAACACTGCTGTAACCGCAGGATCGTATGGTTCTGCAACTCAGGTTGGCACGTTTACTGTAAACGCACAAGGTCAACTAACGCTGGCCGGTAACACAACAGTAACCCCAGCGGTAACCTCGATTACCGGTCTTGGTACTGGTGTTGCAACGGCTTTGGCTGTCAACGTCGGCTCTGCTGGCGCTTTTGTCACCTATAACGGTGCTTTGGGTACTCCATCAAGCGGTACTGTGACCAACTTGACTGGTACTGCCTCGATCAACATCAACGGTACTGTCGGTGCAACAACACCAAACACCGGCGCTTTCACGACAATTTCAGCAACCGGTGTTATCACTTCTACCGTGGCGACTGGTACGGCTCCATTTACCGTTGCATCAACCACTGCGGTGGCTAATTTAACTTCAACAAATGCGGTCAACACAGGCACAACGGCAAACTCTACGAACGCGACAAACTATCTTATTTTTAAGAGCGCTACTAGTGGAAATCTGCCTGAATTGGTAAACTCATCAATAACTTGCAATCCCTCAACTGGCGCTATAACAGGCGGGATTTCTGGAGGAACATTCTAATGTCAGCAACAGGCTATACCCCCATTCAGTTGTACAGAAGTACAACGGCCTCAGCAGTGCCGCTGGCGGCTAACCTATCGCCCGGCGAATTGGCAATCAACATCACTGATGGTAAGTTGTACTACAGCGATGGATCAACCACCAAACTGTTGGCGTCAAATGGCGCATCAAGCCCTGTTTTGTCTTTCCAGACATCTTTGTCTGGTCTGACCCCATCTACCGCTACAACTGGTGTTGTGACCCTTGCAGGTACGCTTGGTGTGCCTTCTGGCGGTACTGGCTTGACTACGTTGACCGCAGGCTATATCCCTTACGGTAACGGCACTGGCGCGCTATCTAGTTCTTCAAGCCTAAATTACAGCGGCACATTGCTGTCTTCAACGGCTTATAGCGCATCTGGAACGATTACAGGTTCGTCATCAACTGGTGTCTATGCATATGGCACGCTGGGTTATTCAGATGTAAACCACATTTTGACGATGCAGTCGAGCCAAAACGGCTACATCCAGATGGAGATTCAGAATACCAATACGGGTTCTACGGCATCTGCTGACGTAGTTGTCGGTAACAACAACACTACCGCAACTACCTACTACGGTGACTTCGGTATGAACAGTTCCGGTTGGACTGGAACCGCAGGTACAAACAGTTTTGGCGCACCAAACATGGTGTATTTGACTGCAACAACTGGCGACTTGCTGTTGGGTACAACGACAGCCAATGCAATTCGTTTGGCTGTCGGTGGTGGCGCTGATGCGATGAAAGTTGACGGAACGACCAGTATTGTGTCTTTCCCAACGACTGGCGCGATTACCTTGCCAAGCGGAAACACTGCGGCGCAACCTGCAAGCCCAACGGCTGGTATGTTGCGTTTCAATAGCCAGACAAGCCAGTTTGAAGGCTATAACGGGACAGCGTGGGCATCTGTTGGTGGAGCGGCGATTAGCAATGACACATCTACCTCAACCAATGTCTATCCATTGTTTGCAAATGCAACATCTGGAACTGCGTTAACCATTTACACAAGCAATGCCAAATACTTGTACAAGCCTTCTACTGGCGAATTGCAAGCCAGCGAGATGGTGGCAACGAATGGTTTGTTTGTGAATGCAACAAGCATTGCGGCAAGTTACACCATTCAGTCTGGCTACAACGCACAGTCAGTTGGCCCAGTAACTATTGCATCAGGTCAATCAGTGACAGTGACTAGCGGTCAACGCTGGTTGGTCTATTAAGAGGAATAAAACATGGCTTCTATAGTCTCAGCAGGAACAACCAGCGCAACGGCGCTGAACATGAGTGCAGACACCTCTGGTATTTTGCAACTTGCAACTAACAATGGCACAGTGGCTGTAACCATTGACACAAGTCAGCGATTAGGCATAGGAACTAGCCCTACTGCCCCTTTGACAGTAAGCAGTGCCGCTGGTGGAAATGTGGCTCAATTCACCAATGTGTCTAGTGCGGACTTAAATATCAATTTAACTGCTGGCGTTACATTACTTACTCCGTCTACAGGTATTTTGGCTTTTGGTACTTCTACTACAGAGCGTATGCGTATTGACACTAATGGCAGGGTCAACATCAACTCAACATCAAATCTTGGCGGTATTCTCCAAGTTAACGGAAACATTGCTCCGACAGCCTCGGCTTCTTCATATTGGGGTATTGATTTTGGAACATCCACAAGTGCAGGAAGTTATGTAACTTTGGCATATGGCGCAACTTATGACATGGCTGGTGGTGCTGGTTTCCTTTGGATTTATGAGCAGTCTAGTAGTGTTGGACTTTGTTTAGTCAATTGTGCATATGGTGGCACATATATTGTGAGCAACCCTCAAAACAACTTTAGCACAACTGTAAATACTGCTTCAAAAACAAATGTTTACTATAACGCTGGTACAGGAACTTACCGAATTCAAAATCTTTCTAGTTCTCCAACAACCTATAGTTATTGGATTGCATCAATGCGTATAAGACAAAGTGCATAAGGAAAAATATGACAATTACTTTTAAAACCACAAAAATAGAGTTTACAGGCTCTCCTATGTACAAAGCACAGGCTATTGACGCAGATGGGGAAGTGCTGATGGATTGGGTAATTTGTTGCAATGAAAGCGATGACCCTAATGCAATTGCCGCAGACGGCTATGCCCATGCAATTGCTCCGCCTGTAATTCTTCCTCAAGGAGCATAAAACATGGCATCAATCATCAACGCATCCTCATCTGGTAGCGGTGGCATCGTACAGACTGCTGACGCTTCTGGTGTATTGCAACTTCAGTCAAATGGTACGGTTGCATTGAGCATTAGCGGTGCGAATGTGACTCTTTCTGGAACAGTTACCACTGGGCCAATTAGTCTTTCCACTGCGAATGGCAGTATGGCGACTTTCAACTCCACCAACGCAAATGGTGGTTACATAGGGGTGCAAACTTCTGGTGTTGCGGTTGGTTATGTCGGAGCGTCCGCTCAACTAGGTGGCGGTGGTAATAATTTAGATATGGCTTTGCGTGCTGACGCAAATTTGTATTTAGTTTCCTATGGTTCTGCTAAATATGCAAAATTGGACACGAATGGCTATTTGCTAACTCCATATCAACCCGCATTTTATGCTACACGCAGTGCATCAACAACGGTTGCAAGTGGAGCGGCTGTACTATTTGATAGTGTGCCTTTAAATCAAGGAAGTGGCTACAACTCCGCAACTGGTAGGTTTACTGCGCCAGTTGCAGGAACTTATCATTTTTCCTCTGTTATTCTTGCTCAAAGTTTAAGCCCCGGTGATAATTGTGAATGGGGTATTGTGAACCAATCAGGCACTGGAGCCTTAATGGGTCGAATGACTTACCAAGTAAATTACACAGGTTCTGGGGGGTATATGTGGTCTTGTGGTTCGGTAACCTATTACATGAGCGCAGGTGATTATTTTTATATAAGCAACAACTCTGGTGCGACTAGAACTATAAATAACACGGCTTGGGTAAATTTCTCTGGATTTTTAATTGGTTAAAAGGAAAAAATATGACTACCTACACAATAACCCTTTCTGATGCTGAAAATAAAGCGCTTGGTTTTGTTGCGCTTTCTCAACAAGAATGGATTGACAACGCTATCCATGAGCGTTGCCGTATTGCAATTGAAGAAATCGTAAAGTTGGAAGTGGAGCGCATCACTGCAACTGGTGGAACAATTTCTGGAACAAAAGAAGACATTGTCAATGCCGCTCCAATCAAATCTGCGGCAGAGCGTCAAGCGGAACTTGAGGCTCAACAAGCCGCAAAATTAGGGGCGTAAACCATGACACTCATCCTTCAAGGAACAGACAACAGCGTATCGTCCCCAGCGGTGCAAGGTGGTACTGCTGGCACTACGACTGGTGTGTATTACCCAGCAAGCAATCAAGTTGCTTTGGCGACCAATGGCACTTTGGCTTTAGTTGTAAATTCAAGCCAAGCGGTCGGTGTTGGAATTTCAAATCCTACTACTAAACTTCATGTGGCAGGAGGTGTTGTTAGAAGTTCAAATACCGCAAATACAACTTATTGTGAATTGCAAAATGATGGTATTTACGGAGGTGGTAATTTATACATTCTTGCACCCGCATCTTCGGGTATATATACATATGCAAATAACACGCTTTCAACAACTTTGAGTACAGCAGGCAATCTTACTTTTAATCAATCTAACGCTGGCATTGTATTCAACAACTCATCAGCATCGGTTGCATCTACGCTAAATGATTATGAGACTGGTACTTGGTCACCTGCTATTACTGGTGCATCTTCTTACGGTCAAAGAATTGGAACATATACAAAAATAGGAAATATGGTTTATGCCATGTTTATTTTGGTTGGGCCAATAGGTGGTTCTCCATCAGGAAACACAATAAATGGATTGCCTTTTATTTCATCTAGTTCGTTAGGAACATTACGATGGTCTGGCAGTATTGCCAATTCACAAAATATTAGTTCTGGTGGAACTGCTTTACAAATAGAAGTAGCCAATTCAACATCATCTATATCAATGTATGGTTTTAACAACGCCGCAGGTTATGGAACTGTGAACATGGCATCAGGTTCTAGCGGTGGTTCTTGGTTCATTCAGGGTCATGTTATATATCAAGCATTCTAATCATAACTAAGTTGGATGGCTTAGTCGGACAGATTTTTTAACCAAAGGAGAAGCAAAATGGCTTTAACGAAAGAAGTAGCAATCGACAAGATTGAAGTGATAGAGAACGGTGCATTACAAGTTCGTCAAGTGACTCGTGTGATGGAAGATGGCAAAGAATTGTCAGCGTCCTATCATCGTTGGTCTTTGTCCCCCGGTGACGATGTATCTGCACAAACAGACAAGGTCAAGGCAATTGCCACCGCCACATGGACTGCTGAAGTTATATCAGCATACCAAGCACAGCAAGCACATAACGCTTTGCCACAGGCATAATTAGATAGGGCTAAACCGCTGGCCCTAACAGCGGGATATTTTTGAAAAGGCAACTGAAATGGACAAAGTAACTCTATCCATCCAACTCGTGAATCAAGTTATGGCTTACCTCGGTAACCAACCCTATCAACAAGTTTTCCAACTCGTTGATGCAATTCAAAAAGAGGCTCAAGCACAGGCTCAAGCACCTGTGGAGAAGGTCTCCGCTGAAGTGGTGAACTAAAGGAAATCATGGACGGGGTTGAAGAATTGGCTACCGAAACGGACAAGCGTTTAAGCGTTCACGAAGCGATCTGCGCAAGTCGTTACGAGAGCATTCAAGCCCGTTTTGATGATGGTTCCAAGCGCATGACCAAGATTGAATACCTTTTGTATGTAGTCATCTTGGCTGTGTTGCTTGGCCCCGGCGTTGCGGCTGATATTGTCAAGAAGGTACTTGGAATATGAATTTACAAGATGTTCTTAAAGCCTTATTGCCAATCCTTGTTGCTTGCATTGGATGGCTCTTGAGTGAAGTAAGTTCATTCCAAACTCGTTTGACTCAAATTGAAGGCAAGATGCCTGCTTTGATTACAACCGATGGCGTGCCTACTGATAGCCCCATTTCGGCTGAACGCAGAAATATTTTGCGTAGAGAATTAGAAAAAGAACTTGTTGATATGCAAGTGCGTGTGCGTTTACTTGAAGAAAAAATAAAAAAATGATTGATCCCGTATCGGCATTTGCAATGGCTCAGGCCGCAATTGCCGGGGTCAGAAAATGCGTTGATCTTTATAAAGAGGCCAAGTCTGTGGCGGCTGATGTGACAGAAATTACATCAGAAGTAACCACTCACATTGGCACCTTTCTTGAGGCTAAAGAAACCTTAGAGATTGCAACTGAAGAGGCTAAGAAAAAACCGCCTCCAAAAGGTTACAGCCTTAACAAAATTGCTTTTGACAACATTATTCGTGTTCGTCAATTGCAGGAGCAGGAAAGAGAATTGCGCGAATTCATGATTTATCAGACCCCCGGGTGGGGCAGTATATGGAGTGAGTTTGAAGAAGAGAGGGCAAGGCTCAGAAAGGAGCAAGAGGTTGCCGAGCAAGAGGCAAAAAAGCCGCTAGGCTGGCGTCTTACAAAAGACGTCAACTTATTGAGAAGTATCAAGTCAGAGTTGTCGTCTTGGTTGCCGTCCTCATCTTGGTTCTTGAGTTTGTCGGTTTGATGTACTGGGTACACAATGATTATCAGTCACGCAAATATCATTTGGAGAGTAAGTAAATGAGTTGGTTAGAACAAGTTGCCCCAACAATTGCTACGGCCCTTGGCGGGCCATTGGCTGGCCTTGCTGTTGAGGCAGTCTCCAAGGCTATAGGTGTTTCCACTGAAGATGCAAAAGAATTGATGGACACCGGAAAGATGTCTGCCGATCAAATTGCACAAGTCAAGGTGGCTGAAATTGAACTACAAAAACAAGCGCAGGCTCTTGGTCTTAACTTTGAACAGTTGGCCGTGGACGACAGAAAGAGCGCTAGAGAGATGCAAACCTCTACTCATAGCATTATTCCTCCTGTTCTTAGCATTCTTGTTACTGCCGGGTTTTTTGGTATTTTGGCTTATCTTATGGTCAAGCCAGCAGATACTGGAAATACACCCCTGATGATCATGCTGGGTTCTTTGGGAACAGCATGGACAGGAATTATTGCTTTTTACTTTGGGTCTTCTGCCGGTAGTCAGGCTAAAGACAAAATGATTTTTAACTCAACACCGATGGACAAAAAATGATTAACTCAAGAAGTCTTGATGATCTAATTCCACAGGCCAGAGAGCGTGTAGATAAGTTCATTGCTCTATGCAAGGAGAATGGCATTGATCTTTTGGTTACGTCAACTTATCGCGATATGGAGTCGCAGACTGTACTTTATAACCAAGGACGCACAGCGCCGGGAAAGATTGTCACGAATGCTCATGCTGGTGAGTCTTTTCATAATTATCGTTGTGCAGTGGATGTGGTGCCTCTGGTTAATGGAAAGCCTCAATGGGACGGTTCCGACCCCGTCTGGGCTAAAGTGGGTGAGTTAGGTAAGCAGGCTGGCCTTGAGTGGGCCGGAGAATGGCATTCATTCAAGGAATTGGCTCATTTTCAGTACACAGGCGGTTTGACCATAGCGCAATTAAAGTCTGGAACTGCTATTGCTTAGTGGACGAAAAGGGTGTAGCGAACTAAAATAAAGAGATAAAAAAGGATTTGAGATGACTACAGCCGTTGTGATGACCTATGACTCTTTAGTCAACAACATCCAGATCTATCTGGAGCGTACAGACGCCACCACAATAGCGTATATCCCCACCTTCATCATGCTGGCGGAGCAGTGTATTGCCTCCGAAATTAAGTTTTTGGGCAATTTAACGGTAGCGGAATCAACCATGACCGCCAACAATGCGGTGATCCCAAAGCCGGCAAGGTGGCACAAAACCACGTCCATGAACGTGACTGTAAACGGCTCTAAACAACCCGTTTTGCTCAGGACATATGAATACCTTCGCTCGTATGCTCCAGACGCTACAGCGACCGATGTACCCCTTTTCTACGCTGATTACGACTACAACAACTGGCTGGTGGCACCAACACCTGCGGCAAACTACCCTTTTGAGGTGATCTACTATGAGCGAGTCCAGCCTCTAGATACCACGAACCAAACCAATTGGTTCACCATTTACGCCCCTCAAGCGCTGTTATACGGCTCGCTTTTGCAGGCTATGCCCTACCTCAAGAATGACGACCGCGTCCCAATGTGGCAGGCTCAATACAACAACATCATCAATACCTTGAAGTCAGAGAACACTCAGCGTATCGGTGATCGCCAAGCAACGGTACTTGACACATGAGTTATACCTCGCCCTTTACTGGTGACGTCATTCAACCAACAGACGTCAGTTATGCCAGTTACAACCTTACGGCCAACATTCAGTTGCAGTGGCCATCCAACACCAACGGGTTGCAAAACCCTGCGGCTAGGATCATGGACGTCTACCAAAACGGCTCGTATACCTTATCGATGCCAGACGCAACTCAAGTGTCGGTTGGGCAAGACGCCCTAATCCGCAACACAAGTGCAACAGCGGTCAACGTCCTAGCCTACGGCGGTAGCGTTATCTGCACCGTGGCCGGCGGTCAGTCTCAGTACATTTACCTTACCAACAACACTACAAGCGGCGGTGGCTGGGGAATCATTGCCTTTGGCTCTACGACCTCTACAGCCAACGCATCAGCCCTTGCTGGGTTGGGTTTGGTGGCCATCACTACAACGCTCAATCAAAGCCATCCTGTAGCCTCGTTTGCCACCGGATATACCTTCAGGGCAAGCGACCGCGCCCAAGTGGCTGAATGGAATGGCGGGGCCGGCACGGCTGTTTTGCCTTTGGCCTCAACCCTCGGAAACAACTGGTTTACGATTTTTAAAAACAATGGCTCAGGTACGTTGACAATCAATTGCTCTGGCTCAGACACCATTGACCAGTTAACGACGAAGTCATTTAACCCTAACGAGTCTGCCTTCATCATGTGTGATGGCACAAACTACGTAACAGTGGGCTATGGAACTAGTTCGGTATTTTTCTTTACCGCCTTGGTAAAGCCTATTACCGGTGGAACTTACTACCTGACAACCTACGAGATTGCCTCAATTATTCAGGAATACGTGGGTTCACTGACATCAAACGTGACTGTGGTTTACCCGCAGATCGTTAACCTGTATGTGATTTCTAACCAGACCACAGACAACGGTCATACATTGACGGTGACGACGGGCGTGTCCGGTTCAGCCTCTGCCATCATTCCACCCGGACAGCAAGCCACCTTGGTTTGCGACGGAACCAACTTCTTTAATGCTAACACCGTTCAGGCTGGTGCAACATCTTTGAACTTGGTGAACGGTACGGTATCAACCCCTGCGATCAACTTTGCGGCCGAGACCAACACCGGTATTTGGCGTTCTGGCGTAGGTGAATTTGATATATCCATTCTGGGTACAAACCGCTTTGCTTTGACATCGACTGGTCTGACTATTCAAGGTATTGGTAACTTTATCAACGGCATCTCTGGAGGCACTTTCTAATGACCGCAAAAGTCTTTGCCTTTGATACCCAGCCGGGCGTACAGCGTGACGGTACAACATTCGACAAGAACTTCTACAACGATGGCCGCTGGGTTCGATTCCAGCGTGGCCGCCCCCGTAAGATTCTTGGCTATCGCGAGATCATCAACAATCTAGCAGGCCCCTCTCGCGGCATCTATGTTAACCCTCAGGCGGCATTCAGTTACGTCTATAGCGGCTATTCCGATGGCTTGCAGGTATTACCTATTGACAACAACGGTATTGGCTCATCACTTGTTGATTGGACTCTTACAGGGTTTACACCTAGTCCAAATAACTTGTGGCAGTTTGATTCGTTGTTTGACGCGACCGGTACAGGTAAAGAAACATTGTTGGCCCACCCCGGCCAAAACTTGTCAGACATCAACAACGTCATCAATACCTATGTTCTGGGTGGCGATGTAACAGGTTCAAGTGCGGCTCCAATTGGCATTTTTACGGCCGTAGGATCGTTTTCTAGCGGCGCGACAACCATTACCCTGCCTACGTCCAATATTTTGATTGGAGCAGGCCAAACAGTATCTGGAACCAATATTCAAGCAGGCACAACTGTTGTATCGATTACCGGTACTACGGTCACAATTTCACTGCCTACAACTGGCGTTGGATCTAGCGTCACTCTAACTTTTGATAATCAAATCAAAGTGTCTGGCGGCGTAGTTGTTTTACACCCTTACGTGTTTGTGTATGGCAACAATGGCCTGATTAAGAATTGCGCGGCCGGAGATACCAAAAATTGGATCTCTGCTGACTCAAACGAGACCAACGTAGCGTCCACCAAGATCGTTCAGGGTTTACCAGTACGTGGCGGCTCTAACGCGCCATCCGGTTTGTTCTGGTCTTTGGACTCTTTGATTCGTGTTTCCTACACCCCAACGACTGTGACTGTTGGCGGTGTAGCAAGCACGTTCTACTGGCGTTATGACATCATCTCAAGCCAGACATCCATCATGTCATCGCAATGCGTGATCGAATACGACGGTATCTATTATTGGATCGGTGTTGACCGGTTCATGCTCTACAACGGTGTTGTTAAGGAAATCCCTAACAACATGAACCAAAACTACTTTTTTGATAATTTGAATTATGCGGCACGTGAAAAGGTCTATGCGACCAAAGTCCCTCGGTACGGAGAGGTTTGGTGGTTCTACCCTCGAGGAACTTCAACTGAATGTAACGACGCCATCATCTACAACATCCGAGAAAACTGCTGGTATGACGCCGGAACAGCGCTTGGCTCTCGTCGCTCTGCTGGCTATTTCTCGCAAGTATTTCACTACCCCATCAATGCATCATGGGAGCCAAATGGCACAGGCGGAGTTAATGCAGTAACCATCAGCAATCAGGGTTCTGGCTATACCAATGGCTCGTATCCATTGACTCCTTTGACCGGCGGCACTGGGGCTGGGGCTTTTGCTGACATTACTGTTGCGGGCAACAAAGTGACTATTTGTAATGTGACCGTGCGTGGCTTAGGTTATACAGTTGGCGACTTTTTGTCAGCCACCCTTCCCGGCGGAGCAGGTTTTGTTTTGACGGTTAATTCGACCATGACGTTTGTATCTCTATATCAACACGAGATTGGCGTTGATGCCATCAAGATTGGATCGGTACAAGCGATTGAGTCGTATTTTGAGACCAATGACCTTGGTTGGGTCTCTGGTGGCCCTTCTCAGACTTCTCCTGTAGGTGATAACCGCTGGCTTAGAATTGAGCGATTGGAGCCTGATTTTGTGCAAAGCGGGCCAATGGATTGCTACATCACTGGCCGTCCTTTTGCGCAATCCCAAGACGCAACGACTGGGCCATATACGTTCTATCCAGACACCAACAAGATTGACATGAAAGAACAGCGCCGTGAATTGCGCGTGAAGTTTGTGTCAAATGTCCAAGGTGGTAATTATCAAGTGGGTCGCATCCTCATCGATGGCGACTACGGTGACGTTCGTGGCTATTAACACTGCGCCCCTTGTTGACCCCCGCTTTATGGAGTTTCCAGAGTGGGCGTCACGGATGTGCGAGCAATTTGCAACCCAGCAGTTGGAAATACCTGATGAGCGAACCGATTGGAAAAGTTGGGCTACCGGCTTGATTGCTATAGACTTGTTTGTAAACGAAGGAATACCTGACCCAACGGTTTTTAATGACTGGCATGAGTGGGCAGAGGTTCTGGTTCTGACAGTCAACTTGAGGCAACCGCAGACATGATAGATTTTCTTGACTTATTTAACGCCGTGGCCAAAGTAGCCAGACCAATTCATTTTGAAGAGACCAAAGCCACCTCAATGGAAGACACCTTTGAGGACTTGGGAATTGATAGTCTCGACGGTTTGGTGATGCTGATGTATATGCAGGAAATATACGGCATTGCAGAAGATGATGAGACCAAAGAATGGGCGCCAAAGACAGTGCAAGAGTTGTATGACTTGCTGATGTCAAGAAAGACGCAAGAGCCTGATTCCCTTGAGCAGGTTTTAAAGGCCATCAAATGAAGATGTATTTGACTCATTACCGGACAGCCTCCACGACGGACGTTGAATTATTTGACGACGTTGTCTACCCCCAGAAGGTTCACTGGTTCCCAGATACTTATGCAAGAGCAAAGTCTGGGCTTTTTTATGTCCCGCACAAGTTGGCCGAAAAAGTCCTAGACCCTGATTTATGCACCTACTTGCGCGAGCATCCAGTTAACAAGACCGCCTTCATTCTTGCTGGTGGTAACGCTCATTTTGCTGGTATCGGCCCACGGCACTACGACAACCGTCTGTCCTACGTGTACAAGTTCATGCCGTTTAGTCTGACGCAAGTCTATGCCGGCCGGACGGCTCAATCTTTTGGCGAGATGGATTTGGTGCAAACCGACGCCTCTGCCTGCGCATCTAGCCTCAAAGTAATGATGGATGTGCAGAATCTGATGCAGTTTTATGATTTTGACCGGGTAATCGTGCTGACTGTAGAGGATGGCGTAACGAATGCCGTACTAGAGTTTTTTGGTGAGGCTAAGGCCGTATTGACTGAAAAGCAAGAACAAGAGGGTATAAAGCCATCCGCTTTTGACTCGAAGAACTTTGGGTTCCGAATCGGTCAGGGCGCGGCTTTGGCTGTATTTGAGAATGCTTGGGCCGTAGAAAAGCAGGGGCTGATACCTCACGCCGAGTTACTGGGGGCATATAGCGCCTCTGAGGCATCAACAAACGCCATTGGGCAGTGTGAAGATGGGCAAGGCTTTAAAAAGGCGATATTGGGGGCATTAAAGTATTCCCAAACTTACGCACGTGAGATTAAAATAGTCAAAGCGCACGGGACAGGAACGGCCTCTAACAACATCGCGGAATCCACTGCGCTCAAATCCATTATTCCAGAGTTTGTTGCCACATCTTATAAACAGAAAATTGGCCACACCATGGGTAGCAGTGGATTATTGGAATCATTGTTGTTGATAGATGACCTGAACAAGGGCTTTGTGCCAGCGATTGAGAACCGAACTGAAACCGATTCGGTATTTCTTTCGGAATCAATGCCAAAGCCTAACGGGTTAATTTTGAGTTTAGCGGCGGGGATGGGGAACATCTACTCAGCCGCAATCTTTAAGGGGCTGTAAATGGTGCAAGTCGTCGATAGTACAAAACGCAAGTTGTCCAGCAAGGAGATTATCCATATCGCCGCTGAAAACACTAAGGCCGACCGCCCTATCAAGCAAGTTGAAGATATGCTCAAAATTGAGTTTGCTATGGCCAAAACATGGCGTATGCAAGAGGGTAATACCATATTCATTATTCACCGCACTAAAGTGCCGGGTCGAGGTTTCTTCAGATCGTTAAATGCCGATTCTCCCCGTATGTTCCTAGCGAACAGCCAAGTATTCATGAAAGCCGCATACGACGTTGGCTTTGACGTTATCACTACACAATTTGAGGATCCAACGATTCTCAATATTTTTAAGTTAATTGCCCGGGGTAAGCCTGCTGGCATGGGATATGTTGCTCAGAGTTGTAAGGGCGGTGGCTATCAAGTTACTTTGAGACTAGGCCCAGATCGTAAGGGAGATAAATAATGGGTGCAGTCGTTGAAACCGTTTTAGAAGTAGCCGCCATTGCGGCTGTTGCCATTTTTGCCCCTGAAATTTTGCCAGCGCTTGGTGAGATAGCGCCTGAAATTGGAGCAACTATTGTTGATGGAGCAGGAGAAGTTGTTGCAAGTGATTTGGCAACTTCTACTGTTGTCATGGATACGGTGGCAACAGATCCAATCATTGTTGCTACGGCAGATGCCACACCGTCAACGCTAACCACAATGGCCGATGCGGCCACCACGACTTCAACGACTACTGCCGCAACTACTACCGCTGATATTGGTTTGACAGTACCCGAAACCACTACCGCTGTTGAACAAGGTACAAGCACTTTGGCCGCCACTGGCGACAATGTGGCGGTTGCAAGCACCCAGCAGGCTACCGCATCTACTGTTATCGAAAGCGGTGGAACTGTAGAGCAGGCTACTGATGCCGTTCAAATTGTGAATAACGGCGGTACTGTGTCCGAGGCTACATCTGCCGCTACAAACGGTGCTGTGACACCTAATGCAGTAACTGAGGTCGCTAACACCGGCACAAACTCTTTTGCTCAAGGATTCAACGACCTATCGCAACAAGCAAATAATTTTATGAAAGGCTTGGGAGATACCATTCTTCCCGGTCAAGACCCAATGGTTCAAAAGTTTGTTGCTCAGACGGCTGTAAACAGCGCAACCAATGGTGGTGACTTTGAAAAAGCATTGACCAACTCGGTTATTGGTTTAGGTACTGGTAGTTTGGGTGGCGAGATTGCCTCAGAGACTGGTTCTCAATTAGCCGGACAAGTTGGTGCAAATGCCGCACGTCAACTGGTAACAACCGGAAACATCAACGCTGAAGGTTTGGCTACTGGCGCCGCTGGCAGTTTGGTTGGTAACGAAGTTGCTGGAGACACTGGTTCTCAATTGGCCGGTAAAGCCGCATCCACCGTTACATCAAGCCTTTTATCTGGGAAAGATCCTTCTACAGCATTGTTGAATTTGGGTGCAAGCACCTTGATCAATGGCGCAGTAAATGAAATTAAAGACTTTACTTCCAGCCTTGGCAAAACTGATGACACTCAAGGCAAAACAGACACTGATCAAAAAATTGATGCAACAACTGGATTACCTACAAGTGTGTCAGATTTATCAAACACCGAAACATCAACTCCAGATACTGGATTGACGCCAAAAGGTGGGCTATCAACAGTATCTAATACAGACAACATCAATGAAACTGATTTGTCTAAAGCGGGTATTGCTGGTACAAACACATCAAATCTTGATACCTCAACCGATATTGGGGCGATCAATCGTGCGGCTCAAAACACAGACAACAATGTTATCCAAAACACTGGTGAAGATCAAATTTCGCAAACTCCATCAGGATTGACCGCCGCAAATGTGCAGACTCAAACATCTTTAAATGGTGAGCAACCAAAGCCTGAAGACACAAGTTCAAGCCTATTTCCCAAAAACATCAATCCATTGAGTCCTTTGGGTATTGCTGGAGCCGCAGGTTCTGCTTTGGCAACAAATGCAATCAGAGGTGCAATTTCTGGTACTCCTGCCAAGCCAACATCTGGCTTGAGTGCAGTCAAACCTACCGTACAAGCGCCAGCAAGTCGATTAAGTTTAGATCAATTACAACAACTAATGACGCCAAACAATCAAGCGGCAACACCTGTCGCTCGCGTTGCACCAAAGCCAGCGCCTTTTGTTCCGCCTAAAAAAGTTGATGTCAGTACCTTGACTCCAATCAACAATATTTCTGGGCTAATGGCTTTGTTAACACACAAGAAGAATGGATAAGTTATGGCAATTCTAGTTAAGCGAACTGCAAAAAATCCAATCCCAACATTTTCTGGTATCCGCGATATAGATACCTCAGGTATGGAGGCTCGTCCCGGAACTGCGGGGCCAACTGGATCAATTTCCGATGCCGGTGGTTATCGTGCGCCAGTAACCTCTGTAATTTCTCCTGACGTTGTAAATACTCCAACAACTGGCACAGGAATGCCTGTCGGAGTTACGCCTGTTTCCAGACCAAACATCCCTACGGTCACAAACAAGCCAACACTGCCAACAACTACAAAACCAACTCTGCCTACACCGCCGACAAAAATTCCTACGACTGTAACTCCTAAAGTTACAACTCCTACGGTAACAAAGCCAAGCACAATTACATCTGTAGTCAAACCAACTACAACAGTTACTCCTAAGGTGACAAATACAACACCTGCGGGAAAAATTACTACGCCCACGTCAACAACAAAAGTAACTCCAACCGTTACAAACACTTCCAAAACTGGTACAAGTTCAATTTTGAATTCATTGTTGCCTACAGTTGGCGGAGCAGTTGCTGGTAGTTTGTTAAATAAAAATACTGGTAAAACAATTACTGATTTTCTTGGTTTGACTGGCGGAAAAACTAATAACAGCAACGCAAGTAATTCTGGTTCATCTTCTGGTTCAAAGACTAGCGGTACAACAGGCGGTGGGCTTACTACTGGAACAAAGTCAACTGATACAAAATTGACTGATGCGCAAGTGCAGGCTGAATTAGATAAGGCCGGCAAAACTAGTTACGGGCCACCTTCTGACGCTGTGTCAAACGGTGATGGAACTTATTACAGCATCGACTCCAATGGATTTAAAACCACCTATGACAAAGATGGCGCAGTTCTTGGCATGGAGATGGGAACTTCAGATGAATTAAGTGCTTGGGCTAAATTAAATAACACAACAATTGACACCACACAAATGGGTGACAACGGTGTTATGACAGGACAAGTTTATACACCTGATGGAACCTTGACACCTAAAGGTTCTGTGACGCCAACAAATATTGCAGACAACTCTAATTCATCAAATATGACTGACCTTGGAGAGGGCTACAAACAAGATGCCGCTGGTAATGTTTATGACTCTTCTGGCGCTTTAGTTGCGACCATGAATGGCGACGGTTCATATGCGTTGGTTGGCAGTCAAGACAATTCTGGTAATGTTGATTTGGGTGGCGGCTATTACCAAGACCCTAAAGGTGATATTTATTCTTCAGATGGTACTTTGTATGCATCTTTGGGTAATGATGGAAATTATGCTTTGGTTGGTGATCAATCCCAGCAAGGTTCAGACAACACGCAAACGGCTGACAATGGTGGCTATACACAAGATGCGGCTGGTAACTGGTATGCCCCCGGTGGGAAACTCTACGCTCGTGTTAGCCCAGACGGTTCTTACACCCTTGCTGGTGACACCACATCGAATGACAATACAAGTGTAGACAATACAAATTTAGACAA